ATTATTAGAATAATCGCTCATGGCTTACCTCTCCTAACCGTTATAGTAAACTTTCTGTCTACAACCACAGACGGGATAGGTTTGTCTGGGAAGTCTTTTATCCATGACTTAGCCGCGTTCTGGGCAAGCCTTTTCTCGACCAAATCAAACGCGTCATTGTCGTAGATGAATTGCTCTACAGCTGCCCAATCCGATACGAAGACTCGTTCTTTGATAGTCCTAAAGGCAGTGCCGGATTCTGTACGAACTGATTCAACGCCCAGTTCTTTACACAAATCAAGCAATGCGCTTTGGAGCATATCTTGTTTAGCGTCAAGCTCTGCTATCTGCGCTTCATAAGCCTTGGTGATTTCCGCTTTCTTGTTTCTGATTTTCAGATAGACGGATACTATCTTTTCTACATCGGGCATAGTCTTGTCCTGTTTAGTTGTTGACTGTGAGATTATTATACAGTTGTAAAGCTAGTTTGTCAACTCTTATCCCGCTCATCTTGTTTATTCAGCGCCTTGCCTACACTGTGTAGCACCCACATCATACCGATAGCGCCAATAAGCAGTACAATGGATATCAAATGTAACGTCTCACACATTTGCAATCTTCTCCAGGTGATGTAATTGCTTGGCGGACACATAGGTGTCATCGCCATATTTTTTATAATGCGCCCTCATACTACCGGTGAATTCGAGTTCCCAATCCGTGCTGGCGTTCATCTCAGCATCAGATAATAAATCATTAAAATCTTCTATTTCGCTTGCTGTCATTTTATTACCTCTTTAAATAATGCCAATAGAGTCGTTGCGGACATATTCTTTTTGTCCAACGCGTTCAATACTTTCTTCTCAACATCACTACCTATCAAATGGACAACAGTACATTGGTTGCGTTGTCCGGCGCGGTGCGTACGCCCATTCCCTTGTTGGTAAATTTCAAAGGACATGGGTACCCCGAACCATATTGTCGTATCCGCTTTTGTCAATGTCACACCGTGTGCCGCAGCTTGCGGCTGGATGATTAACACTTGCGGGTCGGGTTTGTTTTGGAAATCAGAGAAGATGACATCCCGCTTATTCATGGGGATTTTCCCGTGAATGGCCTCGCAAGTAATGCCTTCATCCTGCAGCATCCGCATGATTCGCTCGATGGAGTTCCTAAACTGCACAAACACTATCGTTTTGTTACGCGTCTCACGGATGATATCACACAGCTCTCTGAATCGGTTGGAGATATCAAACTCAATAATATCCCCACGTTCATCATAACAGTTGCCCGCTGAAATTTGCAACAACTTTCCAATCAGAACCGCTGCGTTCGCCGCAGTGACCGTTGTACCCGCAGCGAGAATCATCATTTCCTTTTTTAGAAGTTTGTAATACTTGTTTTGCTGTGCGGTCAGAGGTACTTCACGCGTCTCATATAATAGCTCAGGTAAATCCAAACATTCTGATTTAGTAAATCTAATTGCGGGTTGTAAAACTCTGTGTACTGTTCGCTCTGCATCGGGTTTATTTATCCACATAAACATATTGATTTTATACTGCACCATCTCCCTAAATGCACCATAAGACCGAGGCACTGATTTAGGGTCTATCATACGCGCCAGACCATAGGCATCACAAGGGCTCTGCGCAGCCGGTGTAGCGGTCATTAGCCAGCACCAGGTATCCGCTTTAATCAACTTGTTAATGAACTTGTGCTTGCGGGTTTGGACGTTCTTTATGTAGTTGCAGTTATGGACTAGCACATCCTCAACGATATAATCATGAGGGCCCGCTACTTCCAGATTCCAAACATCGCGAGGACATCCTTGTTGGATACGCGTAACACTGACCACCCTAAGTCCTGAAGCAACGCCTCTTTCTTCCTGTCTTGTTCTTGACGCTGTATTGTATTGTGGCTGTACCCGTCTACTTCTAAACAAATCATCTGTAAAGGGTCTGCGAAATCCAGCTTGTAGTGATAGGGATACCCGCTTCCACGCTTTTGTAATGTCTTTACAATATAGTTGTATTGGAAACTTTCTGGGAGTATTGAGCGCATTAGTAACTCTACTCTTGACATACCCGTACCATTGCCGCCCCGCACTCGCATGAACGGTTCCCGACTCCCCAACTCTACTGCCAGCGCACGCTGTTGTTGCTTGCGCTCTTCTGTATGGGGAATCCCCCTGAGAGGTGAGGGTTGGCCCCGATGCTTCTCCGCTGCTTTCTGTACGCCATCCATCATCCGCTTTCGCTCTGTTTGCCACACTAACTTTCTGGCGCAGGAACGGGAACAGGTTAATGCTGGACGATACCGCAACACTCTGTGGGGTACAAAATGCTCCCCTCCGCAGACCGGACACATAACTGTCTCCCCCATAACTTTTGCAGAGCGCGCTTGCGCCGTACATTTTGTGCTGCAATATTTTGCAGGGTTGGTTCTTAAGTAACTCTTTACCTTTCGATACTTTTTTCCGCAATGCCCGCACACCAAATCTACATAGTACGACTCTTTCCAACATGCGCGAGAACAATAGTGAGATGCCTTCTGGTTGGCAAACACCTTCTGCTCGAACGGCGTCCCGCAGGTGTGACAATTCTCTTGATGTAGTACATATTTCACCAAGGAGGTCTTTTGCGGCGACCCAACCATTTCGGGTTGAGAAAGGGTGCTCTTCTGTGCAGGTAATTTTGATACCATCTTCAAACTCGACTTCAACTATGTTGGATGATTGTTTATGAAACGTTTTGGTTACGGGTCTTGGCCCCCAACTTGTCTCTATTATATCACCTTCTACGATTTGTTCAATAGCTCTAAAACCAATAGGCGTAAGAACTCGTGTCCCAGCTACAAAGCACTCATCAATTATGATTAAATCAAAGTTACCTCGGTCCAAAGCGTCAATCACAATCTCGACGCCATCATAATTGATAAGTATAAACTCAGCTTTACTATTGATTATTGCCTCGCGTTTCTCCTTTGTGCCATGCGCCACATCAACAGACCGATGCATCACTGTCCTGAATATCTCCTGCTTCCATGCAGAATCGAGGATGCTAAGCGGCGCGATAACCAATACACGCCGTATAGCACCTATACTTAGTAGGTAGTCGGCAGCCCAGATAGCGCTTTTCGTTTTGCCAATTCCTAATTCGCCAAAGTTATACGCCCGCCTATTCAAGGTCAAAAACGAAGCGATACTGCGCTGATGCGAAAAGGGTTTATGGAGTCCAGGCCACCCATACCGAGTCTCAATGGGCGACGGTACCGTAAAGCCCATGTTTTTTAATATGTGAACATTCCCCAGATTAAAGGGGATGAGCACTTTGCCATTGTCTATCTTGTACTTGTCTATTACTGTTGTAATGTCGTCAGGGCTATCCGTGGTGACGGATAACACCTTATCATGTATTATCTCAATCATGCTCCGTCAGCGCCTCAAGTAGCGGCGGCTTGCTCAGGGACTTGTCTATGGTCCAGTTGCGCAGCTTATTACGACAAACGCGCCGTTCTGCCATGCGCAGGCGGAGTGCAAAATGCGTTAAAGCATCGGTGTGGCGCTCGATTAAAGAGGGCGGGAGCCCCGCTTCCTCTGCCAGTGATATCACTGACTTGGTTGATATTTGCATGTTACTTCCTCTTTGCAGTGTGATTTGAATTACGTGGGAATGACCGGTTCTGTGACGGCGTCTGTAGCCTGAGATTGCTCTTGGCGTTGCCGGCTTCGGTGCCCTTAATATGGTCAATATCCTTACCTTTTCTAGGGATATCGAGTTTATCGTACAATTGTCTAGCCTGCTGCCGTTTCTTGCGTGCGGCCACGGCTTTGGGGTTTTTCTTTTCGACCTGGGCCTCGTGTGACGGGTCGCGGTCATTCATGTCTTTGTACGGCATCTGCCTTCTCCTCAGTAATTATTTCACGTATTTCTTTAGCCATTGTTTCAAGCATATCGGGTAGTTGGACTACTACATCCGGATGTTCCGACTGTAGTGAGAAACCACTGCCCAACACGCCATTAATTATAATAACAATGGCGGCTTGCGCATCGGTTCTTTCTCGCGCCACCGTACAAATATCATCGTATTTGCCGGGGCCGTTTGTGGGTAGTTCATTCATTCTAACTCCAATCGTTTCTCGATATGCCCCAAGCGCCCATCGAAAGTATCCAGACGATAGTTGATTTGAGCTAAATCAAGGTGTAGTAATGCCGTTGACCTCTCAAGTGAGGACACACGGTGTATGATATCTTTCACGTCCTCTGCGGTACGCTCGCCGGTCTTGCGGATAGCTTTCAGATGCTCCAGCGTTAAGTACGCTACCTCTTCCTCACTCACTATATTCTCCGTTATGTACACAGGTATGTACCGCACACCAGCGCTTGCAGAAATTGTTCTGCGTTGGATTCCACACGTTACTTTCGTACGCCGCTTTCAGGCGTTTTAAGTCCTGATTCAGATGCGCAAACACTGTAAACCGACTGGCAAAATCATACTCTGCTTTGACAATTTGTCCAGCCTTGACGAACAACAGCATGCTTTTGACCGTTTTGACCTTCGGGAAATGCAGAAAAATAAGCGCCGCCAGTAATGCCAACTGGGTGGTGTCGGCATAGGCTGCACTCTTACCGGTCTTAAAATCGACCAGGTAAGCTTTCTCATTATCGTGGTCAACGGAAATAAAATCACTGACGCCCCGATACCAGCAGCTTGAATCCCAGTAATCACAATGGACAAACGCCCAATCTTTGATAGCTATGCCCATCTGTAGCTCGACATATTTTTTGCCCGGCAACGCTATTAGCTTATCCAGGTAGCTCTGCATGAACGCAAACTCGGCAGGCAAGGGCATGTTGGACTTGATGTAAAACTCCGCCGCGCTGTGCAGGGCTTTGCCGTACTTAATCGCATCGGTCTCTATGAACGGTACGCTTTTACGTACGCGATGCTCGTAGAATTGCAACGGGCATACTTGAAATTGGCTTAGCCCCGAATAACTCCACGGCAACATTTTTGACATTTGATTCTCCTAAAAATAGGGTGCCGTGCCTAAAAGGCACGGCCTTTGCTTCGCTGTGCTATGCTAAGCTTGGCACTGCAAGGCATCGCACTGCATCGCAGTGGTACAATACCGCACTAACCACTCGTTGGAATGGCTAGTACGCTATTATTAAAATAGCCTTTGCATTGCTCCGCATGGCTTCGCATAGCAAGGCACAGCAGCGCTTTGGAAAATTAATTACCGCACTAAGCCCTCGTG